AAAGTATCTACTGCTGTTCTTGTTAGCTTTTGCATTTCCATATCTGGATGCACAATAATCATTGTATCGCCAGACTGAGCAACACTTAACTCACCAATCATTGCAGTAGTCCAAGGACATGATGTGATGGTATCTGCTATTGCAGTAGGTGTTGTTATATCAATAACGTCTAGCTGACCATTAGAAAATAAAAGAATATAGGCTTCATCTTCATCATAGATGTAAGTTTCTGTTTGATATGGAATATCAGAAAGCTCTTGAAGATACCTAAAACCACCTCTTCGTCTAATACCGCCTTGAGATAGAATACGAAAGTTCTTGAGGCTTTTTACGCCATTCTTATATGCGTTGGAATCAACCCTAGAAGACAGTAAGGGTGTAATCTCCCCTGCTGTAAAGTTGGTGTAAAACTGACGTAATAGAGCCATTCATTATGTGCCTTCTATTTGCTGGTATGCACCAACTCTTGCTCTGCTGTAACGATTCAAGCGAATGCCTTGTGTTGTTACCTGTTGTGAGTCTCTAGCCTTAGCTTTTCTAAACTGTGCTTCTGCCAGATTTGTGTAAGAAGTGGCAACATCGCCCTTTCTAGTCACAGATAAAGCCAAAACAGATGCAAGTCTAAAAATAACCCACATAGTAAATGCTGGAGGCCAATACTGAGTTTCAGGTCTAAACACATAGTTCAGAACAACCTCATCAGCTACTTCAGCATTAATATAAACATAACGCTCATAGATGTCATATGGCTGTGGGGTGTTGTCTATTGTAACGGTAAGCGCCTGTACAACAGGAGGATTAGTAGGCAGGGCATAAGCCGCTTCCCATCTATCAACAGGTGCGGCAGTAAGCCTAGACATAATCTTCTGACCTGTTGCAAAGTTCCAGTTGTGCTGTGCAAGACAGTCAGTAACCACATCCTCATATATTGTGTTAGCAACCAATGCTTCATCAGTAGCATCTGTAAATGAAGTCAAAGGCTCTAGCCCAATAAGAACCATAGCCTTTTGTGCAACTTCAATATCTGTGGATGGAGTAGTTGGCATTACTTACCGTATCCTGATTTTTTATTGCCCATTGTTTTGCCACCCTTAGGAGGATTTAAACATTTTCCAGCAGCCCTACATTTGCCCGGATATGGGCATGATTTACATGGGGTCATTACTTAACTCCCTTTCCTAAGGTTACGCCTTTTCCAAAGGTTACTGTTCCACTACGGATTTTCTTCGTCTTTGGAGAAGGTGAAGGGGCAGATTTCTCTGCCGCCTTCTTTGTTGGTGCTTTAGCCATTAGCGACTATCTGTAGTCATACTCACGATATCGCCTGTATCGACAACACCGCCAGAGTTAGAAACAACAGTAGCAATACCAAAACCATTAGAAGCATTGATAAAGATTACATCGCCAACATTGATTTCGCTAGACTTTGAATCAAAGTAGCTAGCGGCATCAATTGCATTCAGAGCATCAGCAGTTGACTTGTAGTGCCAAAGGTGAAAGCCGTTGCCTGAATAATTGACTAAGGTGAAGTCTGCGTCTACGAATGCCATTATAACCTCTCCTTATTTCTTCAGTTGCAGTTCGTAACATGCATCTGCGTCAATAAGTGTGGCATTCATTTGCATCTTATTCAGAACAAAGTATGCGTCCTTATCGTTGTGATACTGCATGTTGGATGAAACATCTGCACCAATTGCATGACCAATCGCTGAAGAGTGCCAAGCAAAACACTTGCGGTCTACGTTACCAGAGCCAGCTTCGTCTAGGCCTGAGAACGGAAACCATGTAAAGCCAAGCCACTGCTTTGCAGTGATTGAGTTAGCAAATGGTAGGTTTTCTGTACCGATGTACTCAGCACGTGAAAACTCATCAATGTCCATCAACTGTGACCAGTTTTCCCAACCGACAACACAGTAACGCTGACCATCATCAGGAACATCGTTGTTACCGAATGCTTCCATCAGGCTAAATGCCCATGCCAGTGTAATACCGTTTGTTGTTTCGTTTAGGTTATTAGTTGTTGTGTCCATTGCATCCAAGATGAGTTCGTCAGTCTTACGACCAAGTGCATAAGCACCTGACTGTTGTGCGACTAACATTTCATCATGATTGATGCGTAGCTGGTCTAAATCATCAACCCACTCACCTGCGAAGTAATCTTCAAGAGTTACTGACACGTTTGTGTGATCAAGATTCATTGGTGCTACGTTACCATGACGAGCCTTGGTTGTAGCAAAGCCTTTACCGATTTTTTGGAAGGTGGTCTTATTCTTTACGCCATTAGCTGTACGAATAGTACCACGCAACTTAGAGCCTTGACGCTGGTACGCCATGTGGACGCCAGATTCAAACTCCTCGATAAAGGAGGTATCAATTGTTGGTGTTGCCATAACACCCTCCTTTGTTCAAGTTACAATTAAGTTTTGTTCTTTCTGGTTATCCATCCACTCAGGGCCTTTCGGTTATCCATCGCTTTTGGGCCTTCTAGTACAATTACATTTTCACATAAGACAAAATTAGAAAATTCACATTATCCGTTCTGTCTCGATAGTTGAGCAAAACCAGCCCTTACCTTAGAGATAAATGCAGGGTCTTTCTCTTTCCAATAACGTGGGTCGTTTTGCATAGACATAAGGTCTTCACGACTAATACGCTCTTGAAACTCTGAGTCTGAAGTCATGTTGAACTGAGGCTGACCATTCAGTTCCATCAATTCTTCAAACAGTTGAACCATACCAGCAGATGCAGGGACATTAGCAAAGACATTGTAAGCTTCTTCGCTCAGATTGCCATGCGCCCATCCATCTACACGTTCTAAACGCTTTTCAGCATATTCACCCAGAGCTTCTGATTCACTATTCCAATCAGGTCCTCTTTGAGCATCTACTTGAATATACTCGTTCATTAAACCATTAAATTCATCTTGAGATAGACCGTAGTTATGTGCGGTCTGCCTAAACCAATCTACCATTGGGTCATCATCTGCTACACTGTACTCAAGACCTTCTGGAGCTTCAAATTGCATCTCATAGTCTGCTGGACTGATAGGAGCTTGCTTAACAGCTTCTTGGTTAAGCTCTTCTACAATTTGAGTTCGTAATTCTTCTTTGCGTGTATAAAACGCTCTTTCCAGTTCGCTATAGCTATTCGCTAGCTCTTCTGGCCTGTCAAACTTCTCTGGAAGCCATTCAGGTCTTTCTGACTGAGTTTCCTGAGGTTGCTCCGACCCTCCAGCCTGAACCTCTTCAGTTTGTACTTCTACTTCTGCTGTTTCTTCCGACATTAACAATCCCACTTCCTTAGTGCTTTGTTGATACGGCTATTAGGGTCATTAGCCGTCTTTTTGCTTGTAAGCTTCTTTTTCATACCCATCATCCGCTTACAAAAACTTCTACGTCTAGCGGCTGCTTTTGGTGACTTCTTAGCTTGCTTGGCAGATACAGGACGCTTGATATTCTTGCCTTGTCTACGCAAAGATGCACGACCTTTACGATTAAGTCCACCCTTAGGGTCTTTTCCCTCTTTACGTTGCCATGCCGCTGACTTAGCCATAATGCCCTCAAATCCTAAATTTCTTTAGTCTATCGTCTTTGTTTACTCTATCCAGTATACCTTTTACATAAGTATCGCTAGGACCATCTTCTTGTTTATCAGTCCCAAAACCTTTTGGGATAGACATTTTTACTTGTGGAGGTGGCGTTGGAAACGAATTTATCTTTTTAGTAACTTCTTCATAATATCTTTGACTTTGAAGTTCCCTTCCTTTTCCTAGCCTAGATTGTGATGCAAAAAAATCTTCATAGGTTTGAGGACCCATTTTTCTTAATTGACGTTGTTTTTTAGGGGTTGTTTTTCTGGGCTCGTTTCTGCTCATTACGTCCTCGCATAAGTTGGTTTCTTACCACCACCGCTAGGATTAGTGGCACGTTTACGAGCAACCGCTTTCTTCTTTGCGGCTGCACTCATAGATGAGGCTTTAGATGACGGAACGCATTTAGGATAACTACGACCATCACCTTTAGAACGCCCACACTTAGGATGCTTACCGCCCTCCTTTGTGGATATATCTACCCATTTCTCATCAAACCATTTGGTGAGGCTCATTTGTATTTGCCCCCCATTTTCTTATATTGCTGTACCAGTTGACCAGACGCATAAGCAGAAGGCCATTTCTTGACCCTCTTCTTAACAATAGCTTTTGCTCTTGCGTATAACGCTGGATTTGCTGGTTTAGCCATTAGTCTGGTTTCCTTCCCATGTATCTTTTCATGCTCTTGAAACCCTCTCTTGTTTCTTTGTATTTTTTGTAAAGACCACGACCATACACACCAGCACCAAATGCCGCTAAACCTTGTGCGCCATAACTAGCAATCTGGTCAGCATGAGGACCTACTGTCATAATAAAATCACTAACAG